CACGGTTAGAGTTCAGAACAAAAGCCTGCCTGTTTTTTCCTTCTAGGTAGGGCATTTCACGCACCAGCAGGTTCGGAATACCTGCGGTGTTGTACGGCAGTGGCTCTTTACTCTTGCGCACGGGGGCTTCACGCTCCGTAAACGGCAAGCGGTTGCGCATAAGCATCGCAATCGTATCGGCATCGTATTTCGGATCAGCCATCACACCCTCACTTAGTAGTACCCCGCTCGGCGCGGGCTCTTGAAGTAGCGAACCTCATCCTTCTCGTCGGTGGGCAAGCGAATGAAGCCGCCCTGACGAAACCGCATGAGAGCCATCACTGTGGAGTCCACCAAGTCGTCGTTGCTCATAAACGGAAATCCTGCGATCTCCTCCACGACTTCTTCAGCCCATCGGGTTTGCGGAACCCAACACAGGCCAGACTGCACAATGTCTGCAACGGAGTTTAGACGCGCTAACTTATCTCCGCTACCCCGGTGTGGCGTGTACTCCTGCACGGGTAAACCCATACGCCGCATCTCCTGATACAGCGCCGTACCCGAAGACTTCTTCTCAACGATGAACGCATCGGGCTCCCACTCCTGATACTCCTCAAGGGCGAGTTTCTTGAGTTCGGGGAACTCCACGCGCTTCTTTATAGAGTTGAGCAGGATGATGTTGTACGTGTTCGCCCCCGGCCCGGTGCTCTCCTCGTTCATGAACACGCCCCAGGTAGTCAGGGCGGTGAAGTCAGCCCGGTTGTTTGTCTCGGCAGCGGCGTCCAGGGACATGATCACGTACTCGCACTCGGGCGGATCTTCCTTTGTCCACTCGTTCCACCACTCCCGCTTGACGACCGAGGCTTCTTCTGCGGTGGGGTTCTGCTGATACTGGGCGTTCCACTGGAACAGAGGCATGGATGCCTTAGTCCGCATCAGTGCAGGCACGTCGTAGAACTCTGGCCACAGCGCCCGCTGTGAGCCGTCCTTACCTTCAAACACCGCCGGGAACTCGACCACCTCGTACTGGTCGGCTTCTGCGTTCTGCGCCATATCCCGGGTCACACGCCCGGTCAGGTCGCTCAAGTGCCACCGAGTCTGGATGATTGCCACCCGGCCCCCAGGCATCAGACGGGTACGTGCACCGTAGGTGAACCACTCGTACGCCTTGTCGAACACATCAAAGTTACCGTTGATGATGTCCTGCTCGTTGTGCGGGTCATCTACTAATAGAAGGTCGGCACCACGTCCGGCCAGGGCCGAACCCACGCCGCAGGCGTAGTACTCGCCGCCCACGTTGGTGTTCCACCGCCCTGCGGACTTGGAGTCCTGAGCCAGGGTAACGGTTGGAAAGATCTTTCTGTACGCCTCGGTGTCGATGATGTTTCGCACCTTGCGTCCGAAGTCGGTTGCCAAGTCAGCCGTGTGGCTGACCATCAGAACCTTCTTGTTGGGGTACTTCCCGATAAACCACGCCGGGAAATATATAGAGACGAGTTGGGACTTACCGTGCCGGGGCGGGATGTTCACGCACACCCGGTCTTTTCTTCCCTCAGCCACCCCCATCAGGATGTCAGCGAGGATCCGGTGGTGCTTGCCCACCTTGTAGTCCGGCTGCATCGCCTTGCAGAACTCAATCAGATCGTCCCGGCAGCGTGCGGCCATGCGCCGATCAGCCAAGGCTTCGGCAACCTGCATGATCTCCTGCTGCTCGTCCTCGTCAAAACTGTCCAAGTTCTCGACCAGCAGGTCAATATCCTCGTCAGAGAGGTCTGCAAGGTCTGGAATAACAGAGACGGGGGTCTGACCGGCCATTTACTGGGCTTCGGGTAAGTTTTCTACGCTCGGGGCGACTTCTGCGGGGGTTTGCACCCCCAGATCACCAAATTCCGCGTCCACCACGTCCAAAAGTGAGCCGTTTAGGGTGGTTTCGGGCACCGTATGGGTGAATTCTGGCTCGGGGGTGTCCATTTTCTGGACATCCTGCACGTCTACCACGTCCGCACGGTTCCTAGAACGCAAGAGTTCCAGTTTTTCACGCAAAGACAACTTCAGGTCGTCCGTAGACCGGTTGTTGACCGTCACTTCCGAGCGTTCCGTGAACAAACCCACGTCAGAGATCTTGCCAAGCAACTCCAGAGCCCTGATCCGCACCCTCGCGTCGGGGTTGGAGGACTCCAAAATGAGTTTATTGGTCACGAACGTGCGGATCTGCACCGCATTGCGCACCACGATGTGGTTGAACTCGGTCAGATGCTCGTCGATTTGCAGGATTACAGCCGGTCGGAGGGCCGAAAACCGGGCTGTGGTGACCATCTGATTGGTCTTTTCCTCGTCCTGAGCGAACGAAGTCACGATGTCTTCGACGACCTTGGCATCCTCGGGCTGTTCTTCCAAGGTTTGGCCAGGAAGACCGTTCTCTGCAAGCATGTGTATGGTCTTGCAAGCAGCCGCAGCCCTCTCACACAGTGTTGTGTAGGGCATGTCATCGGGCGGAAGCACCACACCAAGGTCTGGCGTGCAGGTTATTTCCATTGATTTTTAGCGCAACGGGCACCGGCCCGTGATGCAGCGGACTGTACATAGTAATTTTTGTGTTGGCAAGGAGGTTGGGACTCCTACCCGGGGGTGTTCCTATATTGAGGGGGTGGGGTTAACCCTAGGGAAACTGAAAAAATGGGTTTTGCGGGTGCAAATTGGTAACACCAAGCAGCGCCTGGAGTCCCATCTGTACCTTGGGGGGTGCGGGTACGGTGGGGTAATTGATCCTGACAATGTCAGACGCATTTGTGCTATCCCTTGTGAAAACATGTCATTGGGTTACAGTTCATTCATCGGGGAACTGACCACCCCTGATCTTCGAAACCCTGGTCAACCTTTGTACCTTAATCAACTTTGGAGAAAGCACCATGGCAAAAGCCAAGCAAACCCCTGTCGCCGCCGCAACGGCTCCCGTGTTCCCCACTGCGGAGCAAATGCACGCCACGACCCAGGCCATCCTGAATGCGCCCCCCAAGGGCATCAATTGGGATTCCTTCGATAACGAAGAAATGACCAAGACCTTTGCCCTGCAAAAGGAAGCGGACGATTCGATCCGTGCCCTGGCAGGTCGGATGTTTGTTGCCGGATTCACCTTTGCCAAGTTCAACAATGAAAAAGGCGAACTGGACAGCAAGGCGGCCGCAGTTATCGAACTGCGCAAACGGTTGGCTAATCGTTTGTCTGCACGACAGCAAGCCCTTGTGTCGATGGATCGATGGAATGCGGCAACCCTCACGGCAGATGAAAAAGACGACCGGATCCGCGCCAACAACCGACTCGATAAAATGATCAGTCGGTTGCGCACGGCAATCAAAAAGGAAGAGGGCATCGAAGTAAGCCGCACCACAAAGACCCTGGAAGAAAAAATCTATGCGGATCTGACCAAGATTCGCGAAACCATTGCGGCGGCGGATCCTGACAAGGTCAAGTTCAGCATCACTGATGCACTTGCTGATCTTGATACCTTGCGGGATCACTTCAACATCTGACCCTGACCCTTCAACCCCCCTGGCAACCCCAGGGGGGTTTTTTGTTGCCCTGACCGCAACCCGGTCAGGGCTTTTTTGTTTCCCTCGCACAAGTTTTGCGGGGGTCGAAGCCAGTTCCAGAAGCAGCGTCGAGTGCGAGGGCCGCGCCCCGCTCGGCTCGGCACAGCCAAACAAAATTGACAATGACAGCGTCAGGAAGATTTTCTACAGCCCGAGACCAGTTCCAGAAGCAGCGGCGAGCGGCCCGGCCACGTGAAAAATAATGCGTCTGCGATCGTCAGGGCCATTTCCAAAAACCGACTCAGAAAAAACCCAACAAGATCAACGACTTAGAAAAGTTCGGTAACCGGATGTCAATGAGTTGTCAGTGTTCTGTAAGTTCGGAAAGTGCCGGAACATTATCAGAACATTTAGTTTCGTGGTTTCCGGCATCATCGGCAATCAGCAGGTGGTGAATCGTATATATCAGATTGTGTAATCTAATGAGTAAATGTATAGTTTCTTAATAAAGTTCTAAAGTTCGGTAGGTTGGGTCATGGAGCGCCAAAACGAGGTCAAACATAGAAATTTTGATTTTTGGTGTGTTTGTCGAAAATCCGGCCTCGGAGACCGATCTACCCTGTTTTTGCCAAATATACCCCAAAAACCGATCGACTCAAGAACTTACCCTACAAAATCAATAACTTGCCTT